CTCGAATGTATGGAGACATACTAGTCTTTGTTTAATACTAAACATCAACTTGCAACCATAAAGAGTGTCTGTAGAATTTAAAGATGGTTGAAATTGTTCTACCCTTGGGTTTGCTGCATCATAGTAGACAATTCCATCGGTACCAGGTGTGCCACCTGTAAAAGCTTTGCCGTTGGTGATATACACACGGTTTACAGAACCTGCGTGTTGCCAATTTGCCGACCATATATAATCAACATTTGTTGAATTCCAAACATCAGAATCTGTTCTTAGTGTTGATGTACTGTCAAAAAGATCAAGTGGATCAAATATTTGCGTAGTAGCATTGTAAAGAGCTACTCTCTCGGTATCAGAAATCAATAACTGTCTTGTATTGTCAGATCCAATATATCGGAATATTCCCATAATCCGATTGCCTTCAAAGGTGCCAAGACGTCCACTACTCCCTGTATAAACACCTAATCCTGACCCATCAACTGCTGTTCCTGTAGAATCAAGCAGTTCAAAGTTAGTTCCTGCAAGATTGTCAATTGTATATTTCTGACCATTAAGGTTTGCCCAGCTACCACCCGCTAGGTAATGTAGCGATACAGTGTCTCCATCACTAAGGCCAGTAGCAGAAGCCACGGTGAATACCGCCGGATTCGCAGCAGTAGCTGCAGTAATTGGTCTCCCATGAACCATGTCTCCCAAAAATCGATATCCCTGCCTTTTTTCGATATAACCATGGTGAATATGGGCGTTGATGATGTCTGTAAAAGCATCAATTGGCAAAAGCCAAGGTTCAAGATCAGTATCAAGCCCAGTTCCAAAAGGTGCTATCAAAAAAGGCTGATAACCCATTATCTTCCTCCACAAATCATGATGAAGAAATCGTCAAAATCATTGGTTCTCCCACCATCCCTTTTAACTTCTAACTGTATGGTAGTTGCTGTGCTAGCAACAGGTGCAGGTGTTAGAAGAGGCATCACGCCACGTACAGATCCTCCACTATTACCAGAATTTCTCACAGAACCTGATATTACATAGTTCGCATTCTGCAATACATCTGCATCAACATTTACATTAAACAATCCTGTAGACGGTCTTGGTGTCCCTGCAGTTGTCATGTTCTTTCCAAATTGTAAAATCCCTAAAACATTGAAATTTCCATATGCGACAATCATTTGACCATCGACATACGTTAATCCGGTAGTTGAATCGACGTCAAACGCTAGACCATTAGCGTTAACCTGAGTAGATGTACTTCCAAGGGCGCCATTTTGTGTAATTTGAAAGTTGTTCGCTGGTGATCTATCATCTAGAAGAAATAACTCTGTCTCACCAGCTGAGTCCTGCTTAGAAAACATGATCATCGTATCATCGGCACGCGTTGGATCGTTGGCCGGAGGAGGTGCGCCAGGTACTGCATTTCTTTCAATAAAGTTGATTTGCCAATGCTTTAAACTAATATCCCCTTCTTCAATAGCTGCAAAGTTGTTGGTCAAAACCGTCGGATAATTCCTTATCTTTGTGCTATTAGCTGGAAGTGTTTTGTCATATGCCATGATTACCTCTTAAAAAAATGGTTGCGCTCGTGTGTTTAGCAAGTTTTGATTGGTTCTTTTCAACACATAAGCTAATTGCTCTTTGTAAAGCGCCGTCACTTCACCATATGCGTCCATTTCGCCTTTATCTGCGTGTATATCGCGACTTGCCCCATAGGCTATACAAGGGCCCCATTGTTCCAGTAAAGGCTTGTCTGTAGCATTAATAAAAAGAGCAGCGTTAGTACCTGCTGCCGTCGTAACCAGTGTGTCTGCATAAGCTTTTGTTCTAAATCGATAAGCTGTATCTGGCACAGGGAAAAACGTGAATTGATTATTATACACCAAGACAGCTGTTGGCCTTCCTGCTTGAAACTGGATGTAGGAAAAATAAATGTTTTGACCACTGGTAGGCGCTGTATTAAAAGTCACAGTGAGAGCACCAGTCTCATAATTTAAAACGGCATTTCCTCCTAAACTACCCGTTATAACAACAGGTGATGCGGAAAAGTCTGTGTTTGTATCTTCAAATACTTCGTTATCATCTGTAATCACGGTGCTTCCAGGAAGAATCGGAAAATTTCCAGCTGTTGCATTAAATGCTGTAGTAGCTCCATCACCTGTTCCGATCGTCTGACGTGCTATGTTTTCTGGATTGTTATCATAAAAGGATGATGGCTCTTGGTACCAAAGCAAGGAAAGCCGATCCAATGTCGCAGGGGGTTCAAAGTTCACATATCCTGCAGGGAAATCGTAGGATTGTGTATTTGCTACAGTGAGAAATTCATAATATGTGTGAAATCTCTCGAGCTTTAACTCTGCCGGGAAGGTGTATTGGAAATACTTATTAATATATTCATCCAATTGCTCATTTGAAAGCTCCTGGGGTGAATATCTTCCCGTAACCTGTCTAACCTTTTGCCTGATTTCTGCTAGGTCCCAATTTGCCATCATTACCTCGTTTATTCAAATACTTCGCGCATCTGGAATCTGGATTTTTGTCCCTTTTGGGTCTTTTCCATTTGTCCCGAACCGTTTGGTTTCCATCCCCACATAGGAGTGGATTTTGATTCCACATGTCTAGCAATAAAGCGAGGTACGCGATATCTGCCTCCATGCATAAAGACAAAAGTATGCTTGTTTGTAGCATTGCCATAAGTGAACTTCTGCATTAATCCAGGCTCTTCCAGATTCATAAACTCATAGCTAATGAGTTCGCGCAAATGCTTCTCTTCCTTTTCTGTAAACTTACGATTAGGGTTTACAGGGTCAATAATGGGAAGTCTTTGCAACTTTTCTAGATCGACCTTGTCCATGACTGCTTGATCCATATTTCATACTCCTTATTTAAGGAGGGGGACTAAGTGTCCCCCTCCATGTTTAAACTACTGGCTCCTCGCCGTAGACCATCGCAACCATAGAAGCGCTGTTAGCACCAACGCAGCCGGTACCAAGGGTAACGCCGCGAATAGCTAAGTTTTCTACTGGGATTGCATCACCGTTTGTGTCGGAAACGCGTACTGCGTAACCGCCAGAAACATAGGCGCTGTAACCAGAAGATGTGTCTTCAACAAGTGTGATAGTAGTAGCTGTGACAGATGCGATAGTGAACTCGCCATTAAGGCTGTTTGCTGCCGCTCCATCATCAGCAAGACCTGAAACTTTGATAGTATCGCCAGCAGCGAAACCAAAAGTTGCAGTGTCATTGACAGTGATTACCCCTGGGTTAGCATTGGTGAATCCACTAATGGATGCGCCAATAGCTGTGCTCTGGGATAAAGGAGTCACACCGTTAGAAGTGGTGTATGCCAGCGTTCCTAGTGTGAAGTAGGAACCGTCTGCCATATCTGTAGTCCACTCGAAACGGTTTGGTGTAGTTAAGTCCCAAATTTCGACCTTCACAGGATCGAAACCGCAATCAAGGTTTCTTGCTACGGCTGGATTTGGGTTTGTCCATGAGAATCTTTTAATTTGTGCCATAATTTACCTCCTTAAGAGTGTGTTGCTTCAAGATTCAACATGAAGCTATCGTTAAGGATTCTAGCCACAAACGGATGCTGCCATCCGACAGATCCTCTCTGGTGCAATGGATCGGCTGATCCTGCAGAACCAAGAGGTTCAATGTAGAAATCTCCAGTCTCAGAGCCAAGGTGCACTACTGCGTAGGCCTCTTTTCCAATAATGAAGTTGTTATACACTGCAGGGGATGCAGCACTGACGCTTCCAACAGATGTGTAAAGCCAGCGTACGTTTCCTGTAGCACCCCATTCAGCATCGAGAACAGATTGCTGATTTGGATAGTTAGCGCTGTGGACAAAGTTTGCTACAGCTTCTAGATCGTCTAGAAGTGCTGTATCAATATAGCCCCAGAACGCTGGTCTGACAGGTGCAGTACCGAAAGCATCGCGTCCAACGACAACTTCACTGATCATTTCGGCATCGTTATTCAGAAGTGTCTGAACAGCGCTGTCAATATCAGCTTTTGTTAGCTCAGTTGGAGTATTCCCGTTCACACCGTTGCTGCATTGGAGTACAGAACTGGTAGAAGCGAGAACATCGCGAGTAACTTCATCCATTGTCTGAGCCAAATTCTGTGCAAGAAGGCGAGAGGATTCATTAAGAACTCTGTCTTCAACAGTTAATTCAACTTGGTTCGTAATGGTTACGAAATTACCGTAAAAATCGACTCTTGCCTTGATGTCAGTAGCCGATAAAGGTGCTCCTGGAGGAGTAATTCCATCCTGAAGCGGGATAGGTACAGTTGCTAGGCGTGCATACCTACGGAACACAATAGTGTCGCCCATCTTTTCTGGAAGTACACGTTTCTGAGCGAACTTCGTATGAATAAGCTGCGGATATGCAGTCATCAAAAGAAGTCGATCGTAGTACTCCCGAACAGCTGGAGGTAGCACTGCAACAGTTGTTACATTTGCCATTGGTTATCTCCTAGTAGTAGCCCAGGTTTTTCTGAACAGTCTTCTTAAACTCGTCATCGGACATGTCTTTAAATCGCTTAGCTTCTGAAATCGGCGACGTTTGCCCAACACTTGAAAGTGATCCCGCCCTATTGGCGTTTTGAACTATGCGTTCAGCATCGGCATTCTTTTTCGCGCTCTTGCTTTGCGTCTTATACGCATCACTATTCTTCGCTAAGTAATAAGCAAGCTCGTAGTCCTGTGACTTGGTAAGTGACTCCCTTAAACCTGGGTTTTGTTTCAAAACTTCGGGTAAATACTGGGTGACGATCTGCTGATAATCCGGATACTTCTGGGTCATTTGCAGCTCTTGAATAGTCATCTGGAACTCTTTTTCTTTCTGACCTAAGGCCCTTTTAAGGTCCTTAACAGTCAAAACATCGTCTTCAGATAACCCGTCAAACTCATCTTTAGGCTCGGCCTTTGGCTGAGATTGATTTGCTGACATTAACGCCAGATGATCTTTCATCATGCGCAATTCGTCTTGTAGTTTTTGTCTTTCTGCCCGTTCGGCTTGCAAGGCATCTAACGGAACATTACGTTCCTGATGCTCGACAGCTTGTGTGGGTTCAGCAGTTGCATCCACTACCGGAGCGGCGGCCTCCGAAATTTGATCGCCCGAAACGTTTGGTTCTTCGCTCATCGCGTATAGTCTCCTTTTCGCCCGTAAAGTCGGCGGCACTATTGTGTTACGTAAGCTCCTGGTATAGAGGTGGTTTCAACGACCACTTCGTTTGCTGATTCAGCACCAAGTGCTTTTAGCGCATCAAAATCAAACGGTCTCTGGGGCATATTCACGTCCCACGAGATCGCACCCGTTTGGTTGTTTACCTCTCCTACAATCATTCCAACCTGTGGGGTTGGTTTGGTGTAATAAGGCTTGATGTGCTTCATCAAGGTTGGTTTTCCGTCAACTACGACCTTGGCCGGTTTGGCAAACATCACGATCCAATAGGGATCACGTCGATCCTTATTAGCGTCTAGAATTTGCTGTATTACCTTTTCATCGTCTTCAATGATCGCATCGCGGGTTTCTCCAGTCTCTTGTGCCATCTAAGTCTCCCTAGAATTTGTAATCCCAAGCCATCTTGGGATTTCCACGGTTGTCCATTGGCTCACGCTGAACCCTATGCATGTCGCTCTTCTGAGCGGCGAAAGCATCGCATTGCTTAGGTTTGCTATCGTGTCCCATGACTCCCATTCCACCCATTCCATGACGTTCGTTACGCTTTTTCATCGCATATCTCTCGTCTTGGCGGTCGGCATAGCCTTGCTTATACTTGGCCATCTGGTACCTCCATGGTTTGTTGTTCAGGTATTTCCTGAAGTAAATTTCCAACTTCAGGAGGATTCTGCTCAGGCATGTTTGCCTTTGCGGAAATTTGGACATCGTCTTCTTTGACCTGTTCTTCCTTACGGCGGTTCATCTCTTCCATCATGCGAACAATGGTCAGGTATTTGATCAGACGATCGTCATCTAGGCTTTCAAGCTCTTTAATTGCTTTTGTTCGTGAAAGAGCGGCATCTGCACGATTTTCGACAGCAGCTGATGCTCTTTCATCTTCAAGACCCATATTTGCAACAGCACGGGTAAACCGCTCTTTGCTGAGTGCGATATCACTGATAGCCTTGGCTTGTGTTGCTTGACTCTGGGTTTGTAGAACTTGCTGTTGAATTTGTTGTTGTTGCTGTGCTTGCTGTGCCTGCTGCTGTTCCATTTCGGCAAGCTCTTCGATGTATTCTGTTTTCCCTTGGATTGGGGCAGCTTTTGCAAGCATTTCACCGGTAACAGGAGCGCCAAGCTGACGAAGATCAACAAGCTGACGGAAATACATTTGACGCTGTGTATCTGTAAGAATTCCCTCTTGAACAGTGACGTCGTATTTCAAAAACTCACTGTTATAGAACTCTTCTGTCGGCTGTTCATTAATGATTCTTTGCACCTTAGCCGGTCGCCATTTTTGAATCATTTTTAAGACTTTTTTACTAATTGACTTCTGGCTATTGCGTAAATTGTCAAAAAGCTCCTGGAGGTTAACAACAGCTGCACCTTGACGAAGCATCATCATTACACCAGATTCGCCTGCATTTTCCGTCTGCCCGAATGCGGCATCATTGATACCGGCGATTTCGACCATATCGCGATCGAAGAGCTCTTGTAGCTGGAACATAGACGGCGGAATCTGAGCGGGAGGTATTTTTTCCAGTGCCCCTGGAGGAGCGTCTTCTCGACGCCAAATGACTTTACCTTGGGAAGACTGGAAGAGACTGCGGGGGTTAATTACACTGTTTTCATTGGCAATCCAACCGGAATTGATCTGCGAATCTAGGATATCCACCATTTGTGATCGCCTTCTGTTCGCTTCACGCTGTGGATCGACCATGCATCTTGTTAAAGATTGCACTTTTAGGCCCCATTGATCACTTTCCGGTTCGAAAATGGCTGTAAAAGGAACAAATGGATACTCATCCAGATCATAAGGATTGATTTCAGAGCGCATGACATGGTCATTGACGATGACGTGCATTTCGATATAACGTTTTGGCTTTTGGACGACCTTAAGTTGCGGATATTGCTTAAGAAACATGTTCAACGTCTCTTGATCCATGTCAAATTCGGTCGTTTCACCAGAATCCATGTCCACGAGCATTGGCACGTTGCGCCATTTCTGCATGTACATCTCGTTATAAGCCATTAATTCCTGGCCGTTAGGCTGTCTTTGGTATGGAAGCCAAGTAAACTTATCGTCACGCTCCCAACCAACGCGATAAAGGGCATAGATTTCTTTTTCCTGACCGGGAAGAAGAGAAGCAACATGGTCAACATTCAAATACTTGCGCCGAAGGATGTATCCGCAATCTGAAAGGTCTAAATTTGTGAAATAAGGGTCTAAAATGAATCCGTTATAAGGCTCTCTTGCAAATTTAACGTCTCCATTGACAGGATCATCGCGATAGTCCATCCAAAGAGACATCAGATTCCATCCCGTCTTCAAAGCACCTGCAAAACAATCAGAAATTAACTGATAACCATTGCCATACTGCATGGCATAAAGAAGTAATTGGGATAATTGATCTGCTGTTCTTTGTTCAGCATTTTCGATAGGCACGACAACAGACGAAAGCCTGTGCTTTCTCTGATAGCCGGTAACCATGTTGATATTGCGTCTTACGCGGTTGAATACGAAAGTCGAACGACCTTCTTGGAATAGCTGTCTTTTTTCTCTCTCGTCCCACTGGTCACCGAGATAAAACCTTAAATCCCTTTCAGCCTCTGGAAAATAAGGATCCCACGCATAATAAGCTTCGTTATAATACGTGTCGAACTCACGGATGATGTCTAAATCTTTGGCCATCGCACCCCGTCCATAGCGGTTTTTACTTTCCTCCGCTAAGGAAAGGATGCGAGGCCCAGGTAGCGGCCTAGAACAAGATGATCAGTCTTTGCCTCGCGTGTAATTTTTGTTTTGCACTTATATTGGTTCAGTGCTAGTTATAGCTTAAATCCGCTATAACTTACTTTTTGCCATTATTTCTTGGCACAGGTTCTTTCGGTAAATCCATCACATAATTAGGCGATGTGCCACGATATCCGTAGTCAACCTGACGATTGATTGTCATGGCTTCATACTTCTTGACGAGATCTGGATACTTACTCTTCTTATGTTTCACGTATTCACTTTTCATGAATCTCCCCATTGTTAACTTTATTTATACAAAATCCTTGGATTTTAAACATGTCTAAAAGAGTACGCCCTTTCCAACGCATCGGCTTCCTCTTCTGACATCGTTCCCTTTCTTTGCTTGTTTTGTATAACCGACAAATATCTGAAGGCGTCGGCACTGTGTGATGACCAGTCATGTACAGGTTTATCGCTATATACGTTTAATTTTTCATTAAAATTTTTGTGGTAATTTTCTAATGCTTTTACAAGATAGCTACATTTTTCGCTATCAATCCACAATCTAGGGAACAAACCCCTAGCTAGTTCAATTCCTTCCTGTATTGGAATATTTGGAACGATTTTGAAGTTTATTCCCAAGTCTTTAGCGATTTGCATTCTTGTTTGTGCCCCGGAACCGAGTTCACGCACCTGAATATCGTGGGGTGCGTAGTGGTCTCCGTAAATGTAGTCCCATTTTTCACCTTCAGACTGCAACCACTTGGCGTAATGATTAAGTCCTTCCCCTTGATTTCGATACATATTGATGATGTGGATTTGGTTTCCTGCATTTTGACAGAGCAATATAACTGTCTCGTCTGATACGCCAAGATCCCAATAAGTATCAACACGACAATTTGGGTCATAAGGCACACTCGTAATCCGTCCATCTAGTTCAGCCTTTGATAGTAGTTTTGCGTAATAAGCACCTTCGGCACCTTGATCAAAGTTACAATAGTATTCTTGTTGGATAAGATGCTCGGACATTCCTTCCTGTCTTTCAAACTCCATGTCATCGTCAGAAAGAACGCCGGTATCACGTATGCTAAGGCGCTGGCAGAACCAGTCTGGATTGTTCTTCGCCATAAGAAACAGGTCGTGGGCGTGATTCTTCCCGCGAGGCGTGAAGTTGAAAACAGCCCAACCACCATTTTCACGAAGGATCGGACGAATGAAGTTCCAACACTTAGGATCTTGGAGGGAATACTCTGAGAAGACGCATCCAACAGGGTTAATCCCAACATTGATGATCTGATCAGAACCGATGATTTGTATGATGCTTCCATTTGTAAGCTTAACCTTCATTTCATTGCTGTTGATGTTACCATCTATAATTTCCTTGGGTATATAATCCAAAAAACGTTTTCCATCTTTATTGGCACCATCCCATAAAATTCTTCGTCCAAGTGTACTGGTAGGAAAAAAGTATACGTAAGTTCCAACACGATGCCACCACGCCATTTTGATCATGAAGTTAAAGCAAGCAATTTCCTTGCCAGCACGACGATGCCATACCAGCACAGCACGCTTGGCACCGTTATCCATAGCACGAAGAAAATCAAGCTGATAATCCCTGGGAACAAACTGTGGTATTCGTACTCTTTCTTGGACTTCTTTGTCATTGAATTTGTAAAACCTTTCTTTATTCTTCTTTTTCTTGCTCATCTTCCCATCGCTTAGGCTCACCATCTCCAAAATGGACGATTTCTTGCACTACTGTTCCCTGATGATTCAATCGTATATCATCTCTTTGACCTAATACTTGCTTACCAAGAAATATTGCCATAGCTGCATTTTTATCCGCTAGAAGCCATTGCTTTCTCCTAAGTGAAGCTTTACCACCAACGCGCCATTCTTCAAGTTTTTCACCAAAAGTACAGCCGAATTCTTTTTCGCACTTTCTCTGAAGGTTTCTTCTGTCGATGTCTATTGCTGCTGCAATTTCATCGCGAGTGCATTGGATTGTTGCAAGCCTTTTAACAAGCTCCCAATCGATGTCAATCTCGCCGCCAAAAGGCCGGCCCTTCTTTTTTGTCATGTCACACCTTTATCTTGTAAGACGACCCCGGATAAGCATCCACGATCGTCGCAATTTTGTTTTCAGCTTCTTGAAGATGTCCTACGTCCATGAACTTAATCGTCATCGAGCATGATTTGTTTGCAGGGCCTTCGCCTGCCTCTTCGCCTGATGATTCGATATCTTCAATATGCATTTCTTTCTCGGTAAAACCCCATTCTATAAGATCATTTTCATCCCAAGCATTGCCAAGCATATCCCAATCCCAGTCACCTGAGTTTTTGTTAAGCCTAATATTAAGCTCTTCGACCTCTTTCTCACTGAGTGGGGAATCGGGAACATAAACATCGACCTCCTTGTATCCCATCTTTCGCATTGTACGAAGGCGCTGGTGCCCTCCGATGATAATGTTGTCCGAGTTGATAACGATAGGTTCGCACTGTCCAAACTTGTCGAGACTAGAGTGAAGGTGGGCCGCTTGTTCTTTGCTAAGGGTTCGGGGGTTTTTTGTGTATTCATATAGATCTTTTACTTTCCTTTTTTCTAGCTTCCATTTCATATCTCTGACACTCCTAGATGAAATTCCATTTGCCCAGAATTCTTCGGGAAAGCCTTACGATGAAGCTCTTTGAACTTCTCAGGCATTCCAGGAGGCGTGATCTTAAGCAGCGTACGCACCTGGGCAATAACAGCCATTAATGCAGGGTCACCCACATCACCGGATAAAAACTGATGGTTTTTATGCTTGCGATATCTTCCTTTGACGTAAGGATTGCGATTACGAATCTCTTGCATCACTTCGTCAGGGAGCACTTTATAGATGTAGGTATCGATAAATTTGGATAACCACGCACCCTCATGCATCGGGCGATCCTTGGGTATCTTCTTGCCATATACATGGTATATGTCTGGCCACATATCACCTGCAAATCGCTTTTCATGGGGTCTAAGATAATCGCTAAGGAAGCGGTTAAAATATTCCACGATAGCATCGCGTTTGATCTCTTGCAAATAACCTGCCGCATCGTAACAAACAGCGCGTACACCAGCTTTACCGAAAGCCCGCACAAGAGACCAGCATTGGTTGACGATTTGTTGTTTAGCAGGAGAAAGCTCCTTTTCTTCAAACTTAGACATTACGATGATTTTTTCCGCAAAATCATACAAAACATCTGCTTCAAACCCTGAATAAACGCGTTTGTTTCCAGGAATCTGCCATTTTAGTGGTTGTCCGATCACTTCTTTTAGTTGACCGGTTAATTGGGGAAAAAACTTCCCTTTCTGTGCGTTCAAACCGAAAAACTTCTCTGCACTTCCGTAAGAAATGACAGGTGTTCCATCTTTCAGTATGGTGATTTCCAATTCTAAGTCGCCAATCGCGAGTGTACCCGCGTGGTTCGTGGCTTCTTGTATCTGCATGTAGTTTGACTCCTTATCTCCTTTTCTGCCTGTGGTCCTCTCGCACTGAACCTTTTAATCCGGCTTGTACTTGTTTACTTCCACTGGATCGAGACCGTCCTCGCTTTTGGGCGTCGATTCTTCTGTTTTCTCCAGAGTTAGTAGTTGTTTTTCTTCTCCTAGCTCTTGCCATGGCTTCCTGAAGGGGTTGACGTATCTTCCGATGAAAACATCTTCATACGAGTGTTCACAATTGTTTAAAAACCTTTGAAAAGCATCCTTTTCGCGATCTTCAAGGAGTTTCATCTCCTCCCTGATTATCTTCACTTCCTTCCTGTACTGGCTGATCGCACTTTGGATCTTCTCCGTTAGACTCATTGATTTCTTCCTCTGGTTTTGGCTGTACAATGATATGACGCAGTTGGTCCACAGACGTCCAAAAGCCAACGCTCGACTCTTTATTTATAAAAACTTCACCAGCGTTTAGTTTTTTAAAAAAGTCGTCTATCTGCTCTTCTTTCATGTGAATCCGAACCGTCTTATCATCGCGATAAGTTAATGTAATTAAAAACGGGTTCATCGATCATCTCCTGTTAGATGTTTCCCAGAGCCACGAGGTACGATATTCTTGCTCGATCTCTGGGACTTCTTTTTCCTTTCGTATTCTTCGTCTTTCAGCTTAGCCAATATCTTGTTGCGTATGGCCTTTCCATCGCGATTAGCAAGCTCTTGCTTTAGATAAAGCTCTTTGTATCCGTCACCTCCAAAGTGACTCTTTTGTCTATCTGCCATCTACCAATCTCCTACTAAATTTTACTAAATTTTACTAAATCGTTAGAAAGGACAGTCTGAATCATCGAAAAATGGTTGATCCTTGGGTTTTTCTTCTACCGGCTGCTTAGCGCAATAATCGTCAATAGCCTTCTTGCAAGCGTTGACGAATGCTTCGAAATGCTCTTTCTTCCTAAAACGAATCACAGGTGCGTATTTCGTTTCACCCTGTTCGTTTTGATACTCTTTTGATGGAAGGTTTACCCATCTTCTCCCGTCCTTCATGTAAAGCGAGCATCCTGTAAGCTCGCATCCCCACTTTTCCACATAGAAATCAGCAAATCCTTGAAGACTTCCTTTCACGTGTGATTTAAAACGTATGCATTCAATCATCTGTCAGGAACCTCCTTTTTAAGTTCCTTTAAATTCATCAACGCAAGCTCCAAGGCTTCTAGACATTTAGAACTCCTCTCGACTTCGCGATTCAAAGCACGAATCATGCGGATGTTGTGCTCCATATGATCCTTTAACTTGTCGATCTCGTAGTGAAGATGGTATTCTTCCGGGGTCTTCTGGAGCATATCGATCTTATCTTGCAGGAACGGGTCGTGTGCTTCGGGACTTTGTTTCATTCTATTACCCTTCTTTCTGTGTCTTCATATTTTTTTAGATAATAATTCATATCAGCAACTCCACGCTCTGCTGCACAGATGCCATTTCTAACGGCTGACACAAGGTCCTTTATTGCGTTGCAATATGCCTCTTCAGAACTATAACCCCTTCCAAGCTCGAGAAGAGATTCGGTTTGCTTGCCCTCCACCGTACTTCTTATCGTTCTGGCAATGACAACCCATTGGTGTGTTTCGGTATCTTTTTCTAAGATTATATTTGTTCCAAATGGGCTATGCATTGGACTCCTCCACCGGCATCCATTCAGCAGCTCCACCAGCTTCCAAGATATAACCAACCTTTACATGTCCGGCACAACCAGTTAATAACATAGAAAGTCCAACTAACGAAATAAGTTTATTCATCTTCATTCTCCGTAATTAGTATATTTTGATACTGCTTAAGTATCTTTATACATTTGTTTAAAGTTTTAATTTGTGGTGTCACATCTTCTTCTTCTATCTTCATTAGATGCATTTTTTTATCCATCATGTCATCTAACCAATAGGCAAGGAATTCTGTGTCAGGAAGTTCATGATTCATTTTGCATTGCCTCCCGTGCTTTTTTTTCGTAGTCATGCAAATGACTTTTAAGCTCTTCAAATCTGGTTTTGTGATTTTTAAGCCAGATGCTGACGTCGCTTGGCCCATCAACATTTAGGCGGATTAGAACATGCATTTGATTTGACTTGCCCACCTTGACCAATTCATGGGACATTGATTTTAAAATACCCCTGGGCGCCATCTCTTTTTCCCAGGCTGCCAAAAGGTATTTGGAAACTGACTTGTATTTGCATTCATCAAGGAAAGCAATCGAGTCATAGAAAAACTCCCATACGTCAGCCCATGAGAAGGTCATTACTTTTTCCTTTTCTTTTTGGCATCACGAGCAGTTTGGAGGGAGATAGCGACAGCCTGTTTCCTTGGCTTTCCCGCTTTCATCTCCGTTTTGATGTTCTCGCTTATCGTCTTCTTGCTGTAACCTTTCTTCAATGGCATCGATACGCTCCTTTATTTGATGGTATTGATAACTATCTTCACCAGGGTTAATAAATCCTGACTGGCACGCGTGACATGTTCCTGTCTCGTTTGCTAGAACAGTGGTTCCACATGTTGTACATCTCATCCAATTAGTCACAGAATATCTCCTCTGCTTGGATCTCTAATCCGTTAAGCTTGATGCGCCACACCCACACGCCAAATTGATGTTCTGGAAGCTTCAAAAGACAGATCATATGATCCATAATCATGTCGGCTTCCTTGATAACCAGGTCAAAATCATCGGAAAAGATTTCTACGAAATCCCCGTCGATTGTAAGAATAATACATAGGTCATCATCTTCCATCTGAAGGCTGTGAATCTCAGCTACCAATCGATGCCCTCGACGAAAAGTTCATCCTGTAGGCGCATCAAAAACTCCCACTCTGCATCGCTTACATCGTTATTCTTCAGATGCTGTCGTATCATGTTTCTCGCTTCGCTAATGGCATACTGCATATCTTGCGCATGCGAAAAAATGGCTAGATCCTGACGATCTTCGTAAGGGCAACCGGTAATCTTAATCTCCATTTTCATAATCTCTTATCCTTCTCTGTTTTTTATTTACCTTGAATTTGGACTCTGTGAACAAGTCTTGCCAGTTCTTACGATCAAGCGTGCAAATCTCGACGATCTGGTAGCCGTATGCAATGCTGTCTTGCAGCTTATGCATTTCCTTATCTGGTGTTACTTTTTGATATTTCGCCATGATGCGCTGGCGATACTTTTCTAAACGATTGTAGATGGGTCGTAGGCTTTTATAGGTTTGCTTCCCATGTTCTGGGTATACGACTCCAAATACGTTTAATTGATAGACTTTATCCATGGTTCCTCGCGTGTTAGCATTTATGCACTTCAAGTGCTAATTATATCCCACCTTCCCTAGAAGGTTTAAGTTTTCCCATTCCGTCGCACTCGAAATAAATATGTTTTCCTTCTGAGTCTTCTTCCATAAAGACGCGAAACAGTTCCCGATCTCGAAGGCCGATACGGTTAGCCTTCTTTACCATATATTCAAGGTCTTCAACCGTAATCTCACCTTTGACCGTGGTGGCGTGTTCTTTTATCATTGTGCCATTCCCTTCTTCAAAAATAGTAATTACAACTTTAGGTTTATCAGAATATTTTTTCTCACACCACAACTCTGTTATCAGGTTGTCGTCTTGATAAACTAAATCGTTCATCACATCGCAATAAAACTTCACATAGTTGTCCAAATCCGGTCGCGCTGGGTTGCATTTTCCTAAAACGCTCTCTTTTCGCTTCTGAGACCACGAATTGGGTATAGGTGTATGAAATGTCATATGAACTGAGATCGGCTCTTGTAGGCGCTTTAAATAGCCTTGATCGGCAATCTCTTTCATCATCAGACATCGCACAAGCTTCTTTTCACGTGATTGCCTGTCGTATGTCTTGCCTGTTTTGCTAAACCTTGGCCGCTGTTTTGCTATAGGATTACCGGGAATTGTTAGCTTAATCATGTGGCTTTTTTTCCTCAGAGGTGGTGGCATACGTTTTCTTGCGATGACGATCAGCCCAGTTCTTGCTGTAGCGCTTCTGACATTCCTTGCAATATGGATGCCTTCTATCTCCTGACCAATAGAAATCAAACGTGCTATCCCTTTCTTCCTGACATTGCAGGCATCTAACTTGGACCACGGAAGTACTCCTTTGCTTTGGGGGCTCTCTTGAACTTTTCAAGGTAGATTGACGCTTTGGCTCGTAGCATATCTTCTTCAAAGCCGAAGAAATCCGATAGTCCGCTTAGCTCTTCTTGCGACGGCATCACGCGAAACACTCCTGACTCGAGCCTTTTCAACCTTGGCATTGCGATGTTTGAATGCTCGGCGACCTTGTACAGCCTGATACCCAGTCGCTCTCTAGCTTCGTAGATGATTTCGTGAAAGTCCATGCTTTCCGACTGCTCTTTCACTTCGTTAATTATGCGATCAATTTTTTTCATTTAAGTCTCCATTTCCTAAGGGCGTTATCAACCTGATCTTTGAAACCTTTTTCTTTGTAGCTTATGAAATCCTGTTTTGAACATGTGGGATGTGTGCTGTAGATTAGTAATCCTTCCCTTTGCGCCTCGAGTGCTATGCTCATACTTGGCGCTCTTTGCAAGTTGAAGTTGTCTGCCACCCGCTTAGCAAATGTTACGTTGTCCTCAGCCTCTGCGATTCCATTACGCTTCTTTTCCTTTACCTTTTCTTCATTCACTGCATCAGCGACCCATCGATTTATGGATCTAGCATCGTTTTTCTTCCACTTTGACTTGGGAGTATCTTCTTTCCACTCCTGCAATCTGTCATACAAAAGCTCGACCTTCTCCTCGCCATATTTGTTGCAAAGGTCGGTATGCTCGTTAACGCTTGTCTCCACATTTTCCCTTCGTTTGATCTTTTTTGGAGTAACGGGAGCGCGAGGAGGCGAAGCCGACCCCTCTCTCTCTTCTTTTTTTAGGTTTTCTTTTGTAGGTCTTTCTTTTGTGGGTGCGCTGAGAGTACTACCCTGGTGTTCTGAGAGTACTACCCCTGGTGCGCTGAGAGTACTACCCCCATCCTCTGAGAGTACATTGACTTCATATCGGTTGGGTGCGGGATCTCCATCTTTTGTTTTACTTTTTATCTTATTGATGAGTCCGTACCCTTCTAGATTTGTGAGTGTTTTAACCAATGATGAGCGGCTGGATAATCCCGTCATGTCCATGATTTGCTTTAGGGAAATCTTATCCCTCGATTTGTGCCATCCAAAAGTTTTTCTACAGATACAAAGCAAAACTTTAAACTCAGCAGGTGTAAGCTTTTCCATCCAATAGTCGAAAATAACATTTGGTATTTGTGTGTAATTTGGAGTAAAGATCTGACTCATTTTTTACCTCCACGCAACATGAATGTTATCAGAAAGATATGGAAATAAATGGTGGGTATGGTATAGTGTATTCGAGCTATCATAAGTTTTTGATCCTTTTTTGAGATTTATGGCAGTGAGTTTTCATCAGAATTTTAATCCTTTTTTAAGATTTTGATGTTGTTTTCATAAGGTTTTGATCCTTTTTTGAAGTTATTTTTAATTTCATAGAGGTTTTGATCCTTTTTTGAAGTTTTCAACATGAAATGGCCCTTTTTGGGGTTATTAGTGTTGTTTGACCTAGGAACATTACAAACTCCTTGTTTTATGATGTTTTTAGGTGTTTTTGGTGGGGGATTCGTCCCCCTTTTTCTGAGATTAGTATGTGTGATTAACATGCTAGCTCTTTTCAAATAAATGTGGTCGCTATGTCTCGCACACATAGTTATCTCGCGTGTAGTTTGGCCAGACTGGATTGGTTCCCGGTCTGGCCTTTTTTATTAAACGTTCTTTTATATAACTAAGCCCGCTTAACTTTCTAGCCATTTCTTTAACTTTTCTTTATCATTCTTACCTAGAAGCTCTTCGAGCGTGATATCCCCTCCGCTTGTTTTGACAATCTTCATCGCGATCAAAAGGGATGGCGAGCCTTTGCCATGCTTATATTTCAATATGGATGCCTCAGTACATCCTACCTTGATGGCCAGCTTCCTAAGTGACATGCGGTTTCTCCAGCAATATTCGTCAATATCCATTTGGTTTCCTCCTAAAATTATTATGCATGGTTATCTTATATCGTATGGATATTTTCTTAGAAGATATTCTTTCGTCTTGACTTATTCTTGTTTTGTTTGCTATATTATCGTTTAGACACACAAAAGGAACGTTGAGTGTCGATGAACCAAGAATCTATACGCGAGGAGAACCAATATGTATGCACCAGATAGCTGGTATGAACCAGATACACCTGCCGATCACGGATGGGTACACAAAGACGATATGCCGGATTTAGAGCATTGCCAAGATATGCTGAAAGGCATCATCGAAGCTATGTATAATACTGGTGATATCGAAGCGCTTGAAGATTGTTTGGATGAACTTACCAATCAGTTTGATATGCGTATTCCAGAGTCTGAACCAATTCTGGAGAAAAAGAACAAGAATCGATTGATGCATTGGTACCTGGGTTACCAGCGTGCTCACATCGATCAAATGAACAACACGGAGAGAAACTATGTCTAATGAACTAGTAGTCAAAGAAACTGATCAAATGCTCGAAGATATTCAAAACACGCAAAAGATGTGCCACGCACTTATGCAGTCGCCACATTACAAACGTATGGGAGCTGAGGGCATCTATGCAATCGTAGAAAAGGCCAAGTCTATTGGTGTGTCTCCACTAGACGCATTAAATGGCGGTATGTACTACGTACAGGGCAAAGTCGAGATGACCGCTGCCATGATGAATCAAATGATTAGGCAGAGAAACCATAGCATCACCAAAGACAAAAAGAGCGACGAGAACATCTGTATCCTGCATGGTAAGCGTGTGGACAATGGAGACACCTGGGTCGAGTCCTTCAGTATCGATGATGCTAAGAAGGCTGGTATCTACCGCAATCAATGGATCAAATACCCAAAAGATATGCTATTTGCTCGTGCTTTATCGCGTTTGGCACGTCAATTGTTTCCCGATGTAATCAAGGGATGCTATGTGCAAGGTGAAATTTCAGATGCTCCTCCACTGTATCAGCCTGTTGAACAGGCAGAAGAAACAGTGATTGACGTGGAGACAGCACCCGGCGCAATTACAGACGAACAATATCAAGAATTAGAAGAGTGGATGGGCGATAACATCATGCTAAGGCAAAACATCCTTACCTTCATGAAGAAGAAATGGGGTATTGATAAGTTGCAAGATATGCCAGTCGAAATCTACGACCATGCACTTAGTCGAGCAAAACAACACAGAGCACAAGCCGAAGAATCGCTTGGCGAACAACAACAAATGGAGGCGTAAAATGATTAAGCAGAATACGCAAGAGTGGCTCGATCTTCGAAAGAATCATATAGGGGCGTCAGACGCTCCTGTAATCTTAGGACAATCGCCCTGGAAAACAGCCTTCCAGTTATGGGAAGAAAAGCTGGGGCTCCGGGAAGTCCCACAAATGAATGCAGCCATGAAGCGCGGACATGAACTCGAGCCGATAGCGAGACAAGCCTACAATGACTATACCGGCAATTGCGCTGAGCCTGAAGTTGTGTTCCATCCAGAACATAAATGGATGATGGCATCTTTAGATGGTTTGTCATTAGATCGCTCCGTTATTGTCGAGATTAAATGCCCTGGTCAAGCCGACCATGACCTAGCAGCTGAAGGAAAGATTCCTGTGAAATATTATGCCCAGCTGCAGCATCAGCTTGCCACAATTGGGCTTAATCTGCTACACTATTTTTCATACAAAGATGGAGAATTCCATTTGGTTGAAGTTGAAGCGGATGAAGGTTTTATCCGCGGTCTTTACAAAAAGGAAATGGACTTCTGGAAGAAGATGCAAGACTTCGAACCACCCGCTTTACAAGAGCGGGACTTTGTACAAAAGGAAGATCAAGGCTGGTGTGCTCTGGCGCAGCAATGGGAAGCTGCAAACAAAGCGCTTGCTGAGATGAAGCTTAAGGAGAAGCAATGCCGCGATGCCTTAATACAAGCTGCTGGCAATCGCAACTGTTTGGGCGCAGGAGTGAAGGTTCAGAAGGTTGTACGCAAAGGCACCGTGGATTACAAGGCTGTTCCAGAATTGGAAGGCGTTGATTTAGAAAAATATCGTAAGTCTCCAGTGGAGAGCTGGAGGATCACATGTTAGCGTGGATTTGGGGCGCTTTTCTGTGGTGCTGTTTTGCTTATGGAGTTTGCGGGTTAATGGAAATGTGCAGGAAAAAATAATGCAAATGGAGTTGCTTCCGTCTACCGAAGGGGAGCTTAAAAGTGAGCTGGAGAAGACAAAAACCCAGCTTAACAATTTAAGACGTGGCCTTTTCGGTAGATTTGATAAACTTGTGCTCGAGTTTTCAACACTTCAGGAAGATATGTTGAAAATACAGCAAAAATTGGACATGACGAATGAGTCAGGAACTGAGCCAGAAATACTGGAATTTCCTTTGCGAGTTAGCGAAGGAGTATAAGGAAGTCTGTGAAGAAGCGGAGGAGTTTTCTCCCTTCTTCCATCATTTCGAAAAGTCTGGTATCAATATACTATTATTTAAAGGGACTGAAACTGATACCGAAACAATAATCGAGTATCTTAACACACGTCCCATGGAAGGTGATGAATGCGATATCTAACAATGTTTTTACTGCTTGTCAGCTGCACAGGTCTTGGATCTCATGCTGCGGCAAGCGAAGGATATGGATATTTTCAGTCAATGCAAGCGGCGCTTAACACACCATACTATGCGCGAGATCTTACGGATGACGAAATGGACGATGCTGATAACCGACCTGGTGGCGGATATTCCGATGGTAAGTGGACGGGAGAGAATCCTCCTACAGAAGAAGACGAAGACGGTAACCCGATTTATACCTATGACGAGGATGATGATTGGCCTATTCACGACTGGTATGCAGCGCAACAAGTCTTTGAAGATGAAAATGGAACCATCATAATCCTTGAAGATGATGGAGAAATAACCGAGATCGAACCTGCATAATGCAATTTTCTGAAAGGATACGTACATACCCTAAAGAAAAGCCGGAGAGAATGCAGACGGTTTTTTGCTGCAACCACTTCTATGATCATTGGTTTTTTGCGCACTACAATATGGGTAAGTTCCATATATTCAACAGATGCTATACACATCATGATCACATGGAGCCGTTAGACATTATCACAAAATGGATTCCGGTTTCTAGACCTTGCTTCATGTTTGATCAAGACGAAGGATCTATCAACGACGTTCAATGTCCAAAGTGCCACAGAGAATACAAAGATTGCGAGGCATGGAAGTGTACAAAAGATATTCCACCTAAAGACCAATATTTGCAGCCGAGTTTGCTGTAAACTCACGCTTTAACCTCTCGTATTTTCTAAGTGTATTCACGTTTTTATGTCCTGTTTGGCGCATAATCCATGTTTCCGGCGTTCCATTTCCGATAGCAGATGTCACATGGCCAGATCTTAAGCTGTGTCCTGCAATTTCTGCACTAAATCCGAATGGCTCACACCTGTTTTTTAGAATTCTTGCCACGCTATGCGGGTTTAAACCTTCCGCTTGGATGTTTCCGCTCTTATTTACACGCCGAAACACATACCCATCAGCGCAATCGGCCATCGCAATCCATTTTCTAAGCATTCTTACCGGGCAAAACTGTTCATCTGATGCAAAAGGAATGTCCACAATACGGCCCTCCCCTTCTTGATCCGTCTTAGAAAAAGGTATGTAAATCGATAACCCGTGTACATCAAATACACAATGTTCGCGCTTGATAGCCACAAGCTCTGATCTACGAAAGGCACCTGCAAATCCGATAAGAATTAGCGCGGTGTCACGCAAGCCGATGGGAGAATTTTGATCGATTGAAGAGATAATTTTCTTAATTACATCCGTCTTAAGCGCAATCTTTTGTGCCTGCTTTTTCCCAAGCGTTCTGCGAATTCCTGACATTGCAGCGCGAATTTTCGGATGACGCGTGTCGACCGTCATACCCTTTTCTTCGTAATGATGTTTGACGCCAGCAATATATGTTTCAATGGTCGCAACTTTCAATTTCTGCTTTTTTGCGATATCGGAAATGAACATGCCAATGATTAACTCTCGAGGAATATCCAATGAATACAAATCAAAACGAAGACCAATACACCAATCGCGATACCTTTGCCATGCACAATCATAAGCACGAAGCGTGTTTGCTGATTTAGACTTTTTTGTAAATTCGATGAAATCTTTCAGATTTTCCTGATGAACTTCTGCAAGCTCATTTTTTGGCACTTGTATATCCATACTGCTAATCTACGTTAACTTCACTTAACGTCGACTATATCACACATAAAAAAAGACGGGAAGAATATTCCCGCCAAAGGAAAAAATGGAATCACAATGAAAAAACTAACGCTCGTCTGACTCCGGACTTAGATCCACGTTCAACCCCGTATTGTGATGAATCAAAGCTTCGACATTTTCTTCTATTATATTATCATCGTCTAAGCCTGCTTTTTGATTCAACCAGCTACAGCCGCCGATAAAAGCCAAAAGACAGAAAACTGCTATGGAGGAATTCATGAAAAATCTACTCAATGCTTGCTCAAAAAGTTGCTATTTCCTTTTTTATTTCTATATCATAGTAGATATACGAGCAAGAAGAAAAGCAAAAGCTAAGGATAGCTATAACAAAAAATCTCAAATATCTAACATCTCAGTGAGAAGAAATTTTTCTTCATCATTTAAATTCAAAATGACTACAAGTTTTTCTAATATTTCTCTTTTTTTAGATAGTTTAGCGGCCAGTTTTACCCTTGCCTTTTCATCTTTTTTTTTCGCAATTTCTCTTTCTTCAAGAATTTTTTGTTCTTCTTCAGCGGAAAGTTCTACCTTCTGACCATTAACTATTTTATGCATAATACCTCTTATGATGCAGATAAACCGTACAATTTAAATGTGCCTGTTTCTATGTTTCCTGAGTTGTAGTAAAACTGGATTGCGTCAACATCTGCTGCGGATAGTCTGACCCCACCAAACCATTGTTGAAAAAAATCTGTACTATCATCTTGCATATTACCGAAACCGTATATCCTAGTATATTCAGTAGAGGAGGGATTCATAATATAAATAGAAAGGCTATATTTTTCATTAGCCGCATTTCCTCCCTGATCTCTAGACAATATAATCTCATTGTCACCAGTACTTGATGTGACACCAACAGACGATGACGTAGGACTCATAATTCTATACGCATAATCAGAGGATCCAGAATCATAACTAGAACCATTATTCGTTGATGTTCTCATTCTCAATCTAGCAAAATTCGTGTCACCTTGTACATTGTCACACTGCACTAAATACATGAAATAACTAGAGGACAGGTTTGTAAAAGAAATCGTGGCACTCGTAGAAGCTGTAGCAGTAGAAATTAATTCCCAAGCTCCACCGCCTCCAGCGGCCGCCCATGAAGGAACACCAGCGGCCAAGGTCAACACATTTCCATTGGTACCCGCTGCTAATTTAGCTAAGGTATTCGAACCAGACGCATAAAGAATATCACCTGTTGAATAGGTTGTTTGCCCTGTTCCACCATACACTTCATCAAGTGCTGTGTTCAATTTCAATGTGTTAATGAAAACATCGTCGTTGCTTGTGCCAGTTGGATTAATTGCATTACTATTAACAAGCGTAATTTGCCCATATTGAAAAGTGCCTGCACCAGTAACAGCATTTGTATTTGAAGATAACATACGTACATTTGTAGCTCTCACTGTACCACTTGTTATCGTGATGTCGCTAGCTGTACCGCTTGCAATTTCTGAATTTGCTATAGTCGAAGGTTGGCTTGAATTGTGGGTTATCGTGCTGGTGTTGATTGCAGTGTTATCAAAAAACGAACCCGTAATGTTTACTACACCTGATCCCGAAGTTGACCAAGGAATTGCAAGTTCTGAATTTTGTATTCTGATACCACCTGCTGACGCTGTGCTTGCTACCGTCGATCCGCCTGCATTTCCCCAGTTACAATAACGAAATGATATACTTCCCGTACTAGTGTTTTGGCATACTTTAACACCTGTTGTCGCTACACCTCCAGTGCATAATCTTAAAGTAATAGAACCAGTTCCAGAATTACTAACTGCATCATTGTCGGTAGCTTCAATGTAACATGAACGACATTGTATATTTCCTGTTCCAGTTGCTTCCAGACAATAATCACCGTTAGTGTGCAGTGCCAAGCCGGCAAGCTTAAATCTGCCAGACGACATCGATACTTTACCAACGATCAGTGTTTTATCCGCAATTTCGGATGCTTGAAATCCAGTAATTAAAACACCATCTTTTCCTGTAATATTTTCGGTATATGTACCAGGTCTTACAAAAATGGTATCACCGTCTGAAGCATCGTCAATAGCTCCCTGTATAGTCGTATGCGTTGCACCTGTTTGCAAACCGTTGCTATCTACGATAAACTTAGCCGTTGCAAAGTTATTAGTCCCTGTTCTTCCGTATCCTAATGCCATATTACCTCTATGCTAATACCCAAACACCAGATGGTGATCCTAAAGACCACCAATCATCTGTGGATGCTTGATAAATTAAATTTAATGAATCACCTGTTGCACTACCTGTGGCTGTCCCCCCTGCTGAAGAAGAATCTCCTGCAATATGAATAACCTGTGTTCCTGCAGCTTGAACAGTTAGAATCCCATTTGTAGCTATTAACTCTACTCTTTCCCCATCGTTTGGGGATGCAGGAAGAGTTAAAGTTACAGAACCAGTCGCAAAACTTCCAGAATCCGAAGTAACAGAAGTTGAGACGGCTTGGTCAGTATAAACGACTGAATTAACAGTTAACGTGCTACCAGAACCTGTTACTGTAACGCCTGGTCCACCTAAAATGTTAATATTCCCTGCTGTTGGACTTAGCGCTCCCCCAGTATCTCCAGTTAATGTAAGGATGGCGACGTCAGCGGCTGCAACTGCTAAATCAATACTTCCCGCTCCGTTTGTGATAGTAACCGAACCATCTGTTGAGGTGATGTTTGCCAATACAGGTGACAAGCCAGTTGAACCGATAATTAACTGGCCATTAGTTAGGGGACCTAGCTCGGTAGCGGTAGAACCTGCACCTGCACCAAGCAGAAAAGTGTTAGCTGTCGCCTGTACATTCAATGTAATTGTGTTTGCAACACTTCCGTCTGAGAATACCGAGGTGCCAGTCACGTCTACAACACCAGAACCATCAGGTGTTACGGGGCCTGATACATCTGTTGTAAA